ATGGAATTGGGCAGGATTGGCGAATCCTGCCTTTTTGATACCGTACGTCAACTACATAATAATTTGGGCAAAACAAAATTTATATATAACTTTGTAGCATCTATATTGAATTAAACATTATTCTAAATCACTAAAAGAGTTTGCTGATAAAAATGTCTAGATGCTATCGTTCGTGATGAATAATGGCATCTTTTTTACAAATGTTTTTTTCACAGACCATTTTTTTATAGATATTATACATCTTTACTTGCGAAAGTGGGGGTGTATTTTTTATTGGCTAAATTTTGCAGCTTGGAACAGAGGATGCATCTTTGCGGAAAAATGGATAAAATCAGATACCGTCTTGTATATAACCGCCAGAACACACTTAACAGGCAGGGCACGGCTCTTGTACAGGTTGAAGCCTATTTGAACCAAAGGAAAATCTACTTGAAGACCAATGTTTACCTCAAACCGGAATGCTGGAGCCGTGAGGGGGCACAAGTCATTAACCACCCCCAATCTAACGAACTCAACACAATGCTCTATGAATACATCCTGTATCTGCAAGGCATAGAGTTGGGGTATTGGAAGCGCGGAATACCTGCCACACTCTCACTACTGAAGGATGCTGTCAAGAAGAAAAGTACGGTGAATGTCAGCTTCTCCACTTTTGCCAAATCAGCCATTGACAATTCGGACAAGAAGCAGTCCACCAAGGACAACCTGCACTCGACACTGGCGGTCCTGCATGATTTCCGTTCCGGATTGGACTTCAAGGATCTTACCTATACATTCCTTCGTGATTTTGAGCAATACTTAAGAGAAAAGGGCAATGCGGTCAATACGATAGCCAAGCACATGAGACAGCTCCGTACCTTGGTCAATGAAGCAATCAACCAGGGATATATGCACGCAGATGCTTATCCGTTCAGAAAGTACAAAATCAAACAGGAGAAAGGCAGACATGAGTTTCTTACCCCGGACGAGCTGAAGAAGCTGGAAACGGTCAAGGTGGAAGAGGAGTCCATGCGTCATGTGCTCGATGCCTTCCTGTTCTGTTGTTATACTGGATTGCGCTATTCTGACTTCTGCCAGCTATCTCCGGCCAACTTTATCAAGGTAAACGGTAAGCGTTGGTTACACTTCACGTCCGTTAAGACAGGGGTGGAAATCCGTCTGCCGTTGCATCTGCTGTTTGAAAGCAGGGCATTGGGCATTCTTGACCGCTATCCGGATATCGGAAGTTTTGCCGCTTTGCCTTGTAACTCGGAAGTGAATAAGCAGCTTCGAAAGCTGGCCGGGTTGTGTGGTATCAAAAAGCGGATAACCTACCATGTGAGCCGTCATACCTGTGCCACCCTGCTGGTTCATCAGGGAGTTGCGATTACAACAGTCCAGAAGCTGCTCGGACATACTTCCGTAAAGACCACACAGATTTATTCGGAGGTACTTTCCAGCACCATTGTGCGTGACTTGAAAAATGTTCAAAGGAAAAGGAAAAAAGTAAAGATGTTTCCCGATAAAGGCTTGAGAACATCCGATTTTATAGACAACCGGTAGATTTCATGAATCCTATTTGTTTTCTATTAATATTGTGATTCTTTAAATTCTTCGGATAATCGAAATATTGCTCCTGATTATTTTTTTCAATATGGATTGAATATGGAATAGTTTTCACTATCTTTGCAGTGTAACCAGGAGCTTGATGGCAATAAATATTGTCATCGGGCTCTTTTTTTATTGTCATATCGTGGCAATGGATTTAAGTAATTCTGCAACAATGACGTAAGTAAATAGACATATCTTTGAAGTAGTATTATAATCAGATAAACAATAGACAGAATGGAATTAAACGACTGGTTGGCTATAATCGGGGCTTTCGGAGGATTGGAGGCTGTCCGTTGGGGTGTCACGTTCTGGGTGAACCGCAAGACGAACGCACGGAAAGAGGATGCGTCCGCCGATTCAATGGAGGATGAGAACGAGCGCAAGCAGGTTGACTGGCTGGAAGAACGTATCGCCCAGCGTGACGCCAAGATTGATGCGTTATACGTTGAGCTTCGTAATGAACAGTCTGATAAGCTGGCATGGATTCATAAGTGCCACGAGCTGGAACTGCAATTGAAAGATGCCGAACATAACCGTTGTGACAGGCCCGACAGCGAATGCGGCCGTCGTATTCCACCACGCAGGGCTACATTAATTAAAGATAAGGAGGAAAAGAAATGAAGTTTTTTACGATTGCGGAACTCTGCAAGTCAACAACTGCTGACCGCTTGGGTATCAATAACAGATGCAGACAGGAGCATGTGACTGCTCTGACTGCCTTGGTGGACAACGTACTGGACCCGTTACGCACATGGTGGGGAAAGCCTATAACAGTAAACAGTGGCTATCGCTGTCCGGAACTTAATGCAGCTGTCAAGGGAAGCAAGACCTCGCAGCACATGAAGGGGGAAGCTGCTGATATTGACACTGGAGACAGACAGCAAAACAAGCTGTTATTTGAATATATCCGCAAGAACCTGCCCTATGATCAATTGATTGACGAGTCTAACTTCGCTTGGGTGCACGTCAGTTATCGGGCTGACGGGGATAACAGGATGCAAGTTCTTAAGTTGTAGACTATGTTGGTTAGAGTTATGAACTGGGTAAGCCGACATATATTGCTGGCTCCTTTCATGTGTCTGTTCCTGTTGTTTGCCTGTGGCAGCTCGCATAAGGCTGTCAAGTCAGACACTAAGATTATACAGAAAGATAGTACACGTGAATCTGTCAACATCGTATACGGATCAAGTACGTCTTTGAGCGAACTCATTACCACTAATGGCAGCTATGTAATTGATTTCTGTATCTATGATACCCGAAAACCGCCCGATAGCCCGACCGGGAAACCTCCGTTATTGGCGGACGGGCAAATAGAGGGAAATTTCAATCAGGCAAAAGACAAGAAATCGGTTATAAACGATACTATAAAACTCAATGCCGACAAGAAACGCTCTTCCGATATCCATGAGAAAGAGTACACTGAAATGATGAAGGATAAAAGAGAATCCAAATTGCTTGAACAAATAGTTCTGACATGTGTTAGTGGGGCAGTTCTTGTTGTTATCGTACTGGCGGTGGTCAGGCGACAACGTGGAAACGATTTCTTATAATAAGACTTTAAATTTATGATTAAGACTTCCCAGCTTGTGATAAGTCGGGAAGTTTTTTTATTTCCATGAACAATTCGGTTTTGCCTGTGTTTGTGTAACCGTACTGATTATTGTTGCGCTGGTGACGAAAAAACATTGGCGTAATAATGATTCCTCATAATAAAACTTTAAATTCATAAGTTGAATACTCTGGCTCGTGATGAGTCGGGGCTATTTTTGTTATCTTTGCCGGAACTAACATTAACTTATGTATTATGGCTGAAAAAAAAGAATCTTATTCCGAAGAGGAATTGAATGAAATGATCGTATGGTTCAACAACCATGCTGATGAACTTCCCAAAGAAATGCAAATTAACAAATCCGCTTTCACACCGGATTTGAAACTTACTGTTGAATCCTGTATCATGCAAGCCAAGCAATGTCTGGGCAACTATAAGATGGCCGGAGCTTTTAGATTACTTCAACAAATCAAAGCGAAGATTGAGGATAATAAATAAAATCTCATATTTTACTTTTTTTAGAATATCAAGCGGCCCAGTGACGGGTAACCGCTTAATATCTGCTTACTAAAAATCTCCTTGATAATTTTTTATAAGATCATTGGCTTCCTGTATATCATGAGGCGTGTAAATATCTGTCATCAATATACTGCTGTGACGAGCTTGGTCACGTACGCTTAACACATCATAATGTCGTAACATATTCGTTATACCTGTATCTTTTAAGGAATAAAACTTATATTGGGCGGAAAGCTTTAAATCTTTTCTGAGATGATGTGCCCACCAGTCCCGGAACATTTTTTCAGATCTTTTTGTTTTACCGGGACGAAACCCGTCAGAGAATAAATAATAATCACCGGGATTGTTGAAAATGTGCAGGTCCAACATGAGATGTATGACTTTTGATGGTAATGTAATAGTGCCATCTTTGCGATTTTTTGATATATTGTCTGATACGAATATTGTTTGCTTTTTCAAACTTATATCGTTTAATCTCAATCCTACCATTTCCGCCGGTCGGATAAAACAATAGTATAGAATATAGCTTGCCAGCAACATATAGGGGTTATGGTTCTTTAAGTAGTCGCTCACTTTTGCAAGTGTTTCCGGTGGCAGGATGTTGCGTAGCTTTTTTTTCCCTTTTCTTCCCAGACTACTGATCCCGGCTGTTGGATTCTGTGTTAAATAGTTATGGTTCAGACAGAAGGTGGAAAAAGACTTCAAAAAGCCGAGATAGTTATCGCGCGTAAATGCAGTGTTATCCCTAGTTATATACACTTCGTCAAGCAGCATAACACAAAAATCCTTATCAAATTGGTAAATGTAGGTGATAGGGACCTTTTTCTCTTCATTGAAGATTTCCATATTACGAAGGTAGGAGCTATAAGATTTGATCGTTTCTTGTCGGTATCTCCCGTCCCTTTGCATTTTGGCGAGAAAAGTGCGGTATTTGTCTATTACATCTTTGAACAGTAGAAAGGCGTTGCCGCATTCTTGCTCAATCCAAGGATTCCATCCTGTTGCGAGTTTTTCTGATAGTCTGTTGATGCATCCTTTGGCGTATGCCCTTCTTTCCTTAACGGATTTGATGAAGTTCAGTTTGATCTTTTTCCGTTTCATCACTCCGTCAACAGGATTGAATGCGTAAAAGTCAATGTACCAATCTTTACCCGTATGTAATATAGGTGGTGTGTAACTCTTGATTTCTTGGATTTTGGACATTTTTTTTTATTTGTTTTTGCTAACAGCAGAAACAAATGGTTAATAATTCCCGTCCCGATTTCGTCCCGGCGGATTTGCTTAAAATGAGATAAGCCACTGACTTTCAGTGGCTTATCCTTTACAGTGTCGGAATGAGGCGACTCGAACGCCCGACCCCTACGTCCCGAACGTAGTGCGCTACCAACTGCGCTACATTCCGTTTCTGTTTTGCGAGTGCAAAGGTAAGGCATTTTTTTGAAATCAAAAAGAATTTCACAGAAAATTTGTAGAAAATTTGTAGAATCAAAAAATATGTCTACCTTTGCAACCACAAACGAGAAGCTAAGTTTTTTATTGAATGTGCTGAGAAGTAAGTTCCTATGTGCTTAACCACTGACTTGGTGCCATAGCTCAGTTGGTAGAGCAAAGGACTGAAAATCCTTGTGTCCCCGGTTCGATTCCTGGTGGCACCACCAAAGAAAGTACATAACTTTACTTAAAAGCGCATTAGGCAGGTAATTACATATGTAATTACCTGCTTTCTTTTATATCTTTCCTATCAGTATTTTTAGATATTTGTCAGTTTGGCTTATATTTAAAGTTCAACTAATTCCCGGATTATGATGGCCGCTATCCTGCCTGCCGAAAAATTCCGGGATAGTATATGGTGGGGTAAGAGTTTTTCGTTATCTTTGCTCTCTACATGATAAAACTGATTTTATTTTCCTGTTAACCATTAGGATCATAAGATATACCTTCTTGATGATTTCTTTAAGTAAAAAATGAGAATTAATGAATATGAGAAATTTGTTTTTGACTTTAGCTTTTGGTCTATGTTCCGGCATATTCGCCCAAAATACGACAGTTTTTGAATCTCCTATTATGGGGTGGAGCTCATGGAATACCTATCGGGTTCATATCAATGACACCTTAATAATAAGACAAGCGGATGCTATGGTGCAGAAAGGGTTGAAAGAAGTGGGCTATTCCTATGTGAATGTAGATGACGGTTTTTTTGGATGGCGGGATGAAAGAGGAGTGATGCAAACACATCCCGAACGTTTTCCGAACGGATTGAAGGGGGTGGCTGATCATATTCATTCTTTAGGATTAAAAGCCGGCATTTATTCGGATGCGGGAAGCAATACTTGTGGTTCTATCTGGGATAAAGATATGAACGGAATAGGTTCCGGTTTGTATGGACATGAATTTCAGGATGCCACGTTGTATTTTAAAGAGTGGGGATTTGATTTTATCAAAATTGATTATTGCGGAGCCGGTCAGGAATTGAATTTGGAAGAGGAAAAGCGATATACAGAGATTCGTCAGGCTATAGATAATCTGGGTTGCGGACATGTTTCTATTAATATCTGTCGATGGGCTTTCCCGGGTACTTGGGCTAGAAACATTGCTCGTTCATGGCGAATCAGTGCGGATATCCGTCCGGAGTGGGGATCAGTAAAGTATATTATCAATAAAAATCTTTATCTGTCTGCCTATGCGGGAGAAGGTCATTATAATGATATGGATATGTTGGAAATAGGCCGGGGGCTAAAGCCTGAAGAGGAAGAGGTGCATTTTGGAATGTGGTGCATCATGAGTTCACCTTTGTTGATAGGATGTGATCTGACAACCATTCCGGAGGCGTCATTAAAACTGTTGAAAAATAAAGAACTGATAGCTTTGAACCAAGACCCTTTAGGATTACAGGCATACGTAGTTCAGCATGAAAATGAAGGGTATGTGTTGGTGAAAGATATAGAACGGAAGCGTGGTAATGTACGTGCGGTTGCTTTATACAATCCTTCGGACACGATTTGTAACTTTACAGTTCCGATGAATATTTTGGAATTAGGAGGAAAAGTTAAGGTACGAGACCTGATGAAACAGCAGGATTTACCGGAGATAAAAGGGGGTGTTCTGAATCGGGAATTGCCTCCCCATAGTGTGCTGATTTTACGTATGGAGTCCGAAAAGAGGTTGGAACCGACTGTTTATGAAGCGGAATGGGCTTATCTGCCTTGTTTCAATGATTTGGGAAAGACTCCGAAAAGCATCGTATATGTTCCGTTACATGAAGCATCCGGAGGCATGAAGGTAAGCTATCTGGGAGGGCGAAAAGAGAATTTTGCAGAATGGAAAGAGGTGTACAGTGAGCAAGGCGGTAAATACGAAATGACTATCCGCTATGTGCCTAAAGCAGACCGTAAGCTGGAAGTCTGTGTGAATAATGAAAAAAGGATTCTTCTTGATTCGCTGTCGGCGGATGAAACTCAAAAAATAGCTTCGATTACTGTTCCGGTGCATTTGAAAGCAGGGTATAATAAGGTACGTATGGGAAGTTCATTTTGCTGGGCTCCGGATATTGACTGTTTTACTTTGACAAAAGTAAGTGAGTAA